TTAAAGCGCCAGCTTCGCGTTCAGCATAGCCACCTGTTCATTGTTCAATTCTTCTATCCATGTAGCATAGATTTCATACACCATCTGCGCATTTTCGTGCCCCATCTGATTAGCAATAAAAGACGGGTTAGCGCCTGCCGATAATAACCAGCATGCGAAAGTGTGCCGTGTATGGTACGGATTGCGGCGGCGAATGCCAGCACGTTTTACAGCAGAGTCCCAGCGCGCTGCAATACTGCCCAGTGAGTAGTGCGCTTTCTGGGCTCCGTTCCTAACCCGGGGCATGAAAACAAAATGTACATTCTGCTTTTCAGTCAGCCCATATTCACGGTGGTGATAGGTGATCTCCGTTGTTGGGAATCGGGCGGTTAATTCGCTCTGTGCCTTTAGGGCGTCGATTGCGGGCTGAAGAAGCGTGACGGTTCTGAAGCCTGCCTCGGTTTTAGGTGGGCCAAACATGCCAAGGGTGTTCAGGTTCCGCTTTACGCTCACGGTGCCGCCAACCAAATCGATATCTTCCCAGGCGAGCGCCGCCAACTCGCCATGCCTCAAACCCGAATAGATAGCGAACTGCCACAGATTTCGCTTCTGCCCGTGGTTAGCCTTCATAAGCAGATCAAATTCAGCCCGAGACAGCGGGTCAGGTTTGGGGGTGCTTTTCTGAAGCTTCTTTATTCCCGTATACGCCTTATCGGTGGTAAATCCCGAGCGATGAGCGAATCGCAGAATGGAGCAGAGCAGCGAAATATAATTATCCACGGTCCTGACGCTGCGCCCAATCTTGTTTGATCGTCTATGCAACGCATACATCGTCTGCCCCTCGAGCAATTCGGTACGGTAGCGCAGGATGTCGTTGTGTTTGATCTCGCGAATAAGGGTGTCAGCGCCAACCACGATCACGATGGTTCTTAGTTGCGATGCAGTTTTGCGCAGCGTGTTGGCGCAGAGTTCGATTTTTCGGTTCGCCAACCAGGTATCAACGAGCTCACCGAAATACCGGAGCTGGACTGTCCCGGCGTTGGTGTCTGCCTGATTTGAGTCCGGAAACCGGGTGCGGTAATCAAATTCACCGAGTGATATTTCGCTGACAATAACCGTTCTTAACTGGCCTGCCTTCTTTATATTGGAAGGGGTGGGGATCCACCCCCTGAGCAGCTCCCGGCAGCGCTTACCTTTATACATGAACCAGATGCGAATGCTTTGACCGCGAAGCTCCACGCCCGGTGGTAAGTCTGCCATTTATGCGTCCTGAATCAGCTGATTAATCTTTGGGTAGTTGTACCAGGTTATCCCGCGCGATGTCTGGATGCCGGTGGGTGAGTGTCGTTTAAAATGGACGCCCTCTATCCAGCAACCCTGGCGGTACTTTTCAATCTGGCGAATGTCCAGGCCAGTCTTTGAAGCCAGCCTTTCCGCAACAACCCACTCTTCGTTAAAAATTACCTGTGCCATTTTTTTACCTCAGGCACCCGGCATCAGTATAAAGATGCCGGATATATGTATGTGATATTTCAATATCAGGCGACCTGACCGGGCAGGGCGCGCAGACGGCGCATGCCGGTCATCGCGGTGGCCACGTAGCTCGCCTTACGGTTAACAACCTCCACCCAGACCTTCACCCCTTCAACTCTCACCGTGTACGTTTCTTTCATCTTGCTGCGCCCGTAGTCGCCGTAACGTTCCTGATGGGCCGCCAGCGCGAGATCGCATGCCTGGCGCGCCAGAGGGGATTGCTTGCTGCGGTTAATCAGTTTCATGGTCGGCTCCTTCGATACGCTTAAACTCAATCACCCAGACCCAAGGATTGGCCTGCCAGCTTTCCTCGCCGTATATGGACTGCCACAATTTTTTATACGAGACCTCTGGACGGCAATCCCCACTTCCGAACGGGCCGTAATAGATAATACCGTCGTCGCTGTACTGCTCCAGACCCTCAGCGATAGCATCGCTCTCACTGATATCCTTCAGCCGCTCCACACGCACATCGGTGATTTCCAGCAGAATGCGGCTGGCCCAGCGTGGCATGTGGATGGATGGCGTCCAGCGTTTCACTTTGCATTTCGCCCCATCGTCAGTGTCAGCACGGTAAACAAGCCGCTCCCCGCAATCGCCGAATGTTTCCCGCACCCAGATGCGATCTCCTACGTCACCGAACCGGCAGGCGTCTCCAACCAATCCACCCCAGCCGCCTTTACCGTTCTGCATTTCTTCTTCGATGTGCAGCATTGTTTTGAATACGTTGCTTGGCCACCAGTGACCCCCGCGAGGGCACACCTCAGGCTGCGGCTTCATGATCCGCCGGGTCTGCGTCTTCCGGCCATCCAGCAGCGCCCGCACCATCTCACCGTTGAAAATCATTCCGCGCTCAGTCATTCCATGCCTCCAGCTCGTTCTGAATCTCTTCGTCGATAGCTTCATTGCTGGCAAACGCATCAAGGATGGTCTTTGCCTCTTTGCGATATTGCTCCCGGCGTTCGTCGTACCAGCTGGAGAACTCAGGCGACCAACCCTTAATACCAAAATCGGTGCGGGCGTTGTCTTCAGCTATTTGCTCAACCATGCAGTCGGCCGTTATCAGGGCGCACTCACGGATGTATCCGCGCAGGTGGTGCTTACGCCAACAAAGACTGAATTTCGAATCGCAACGGCCCTTGAACTCAACTTGCCAGCGGCGGATGCAGCGTGCATTTAGTGATTTGCTCATGTCGTTACCGGGAGGGCGAACCCTCCCGCCTCCCTTAGGCCACGTATTCCGGTTTCATATCTGCCAGGGTGATGCTGAACTGATCGTGCAGCTCGTCGCCCATATGTCGTTTCGCCGCTGCCAGCACGCGCTCGGCATCCGCGAATTGCTCAGCTGCGCCCGGCTCGCCCGGGTTCGGCAGGGAGTTGATCGCCGCCTCGACTTTGTTGCGTGCATCCACCAGGTAATAGCGCTTCACCGCTTTGTTTTTCAGCTCAGTGAACAGGGTGGAGCCCAGAGTTGCCTTGGCGCTTTCAATGTCTGCACGCAGGGCTTTGGCGTTATCCACATCCTGAGCGGCCTCAATGCGATCCCGGAAATCATCGGCCAGGGCATCGATATTGGCGGCCGATTCCTGCGCGCTGTAGGTGGTTGTGACAGTGTCACCAGGGATATCGGCCAGGCTAACGCGCTGCGCAGGTGCCGGGTTAATTTCCTTCTCGGTGCGCTGCTCTACTTCATCCGGGGTGTACACGCCCAGAATGACCGCCGGGCAGTACAGGCGTGCCCAATACTTGAGGGCCAGATACGCGATCTGCTGCTTAGGGTTCGAAATCCAGAGCGGCGAGTTGCGCGTAATGACGCTCGACAGATAAACCGGCTCGCCCCAGGTGATTTCGCTTTCCCCGCGAATGACGGCACCCACACGAACCGACAGGCCTTGCTCGTCGGCGCTGGTCCAGCCGCGTACCATTTCTTTCTTGTCGTACGTCCCGCCGCCTTTCGCTGGCTTCTTCACGATCTCTTCGCGCATGCTGGCGCATTTCGACCAATCGCCCTCGTACTCATAGTGGAAGCGACCCACAATTGCGTTAGAGCTGGAGATCACCGCGTTTACCAGTTGCGCCTCGTAGCCCAGAACGCCGTTGACCAGGTGCGTTTTCTGAGCCACTGCGTAAGGGTTCATGCCCCACTGCATGGCCTGCATGATGATGGCCATGCAGTCAGCTGGGTTGCCGCGAAGATGTTCAGGGACCGTTACAGCTGCCTGAGCCATCAAACCGGCCACGGCCTGCAGCTGGGTTAATGCCTGCACATTGAAGATGGCGTTGCTGGCAGAGATAGTGTTTGGAGCCTGCTGCTCCGCATTTACGATATTCATGTTTTCCATCGTCATTCCCCTTATGCCTGAGTACGCAGCGCTTCAAGGCGGCGCAGGTCGAAGTCGTTCAGTTCGTCGGTGTAGTCTTCGGTGATCGGCGCTGGCCACTCGCCAGTGTCGAACGCGTTAGCTATACGGTTCATCGTCTGGCGATACTCCAGCATCCCCAACTCAATCAGTTCTTCGCTGGCCTCAACGATGGCGATCCAGTGATACCCCTCGTCTTTGTTGACGAAAATCCAGAAGAACTGGTCCAGCGCCGCGGTGTTCATGTACATGGCCGCGCTGAGGTGATAATCGCGGTCGATGATTTCGCGGTGCAGGCGGGCGCGCAGGCCGGTCTGCTTCACGTTCCACATGCTGATGGTTTTCAGGTCGGCCCCGATACGCACAGCCTCGATGTCGATCTCCAGATCCGGGCGAACGCGGATTTCAAGCCCGGTCTCTTCATCGATACCGAAGTAGCTCGTTTCAACAGCGCGATCAGGGTGCAGCAACAGCTTCCCGGCGGTCGGATGCGAGAGCAGTGCTTTCTGAATGGCCAGCGCCGTTTCCATCTGCTGGTGGGTAACCAGAATTTTGTCGTCTGGGTTCTCACGCCACGCATCCAGCAGTTCGTCAGCGAATACCGCATCCGGGTTAACCGACTTCACCGCCTGAATCAGATCCGCTTTGGTGCCGGACACTTTCAGCGGCGCAGGCTTCTGCGCTTCCTGTGCGACCAGGTCAGGGTTGATGATTGCCAGCTGCTCGAGCAGCGCGTCGCGGCTGCCGCTGGTTTTCACCGGCGCGGGCAGGGTGGCGTTGTACTCTTTGATGCAGGCCTTCATCGCAGCAGCGGTATGCTTCGTGCCGTTTTCTATGCGCTGGTACTCTTCAGGCAAATGCTCATACGATGCATACGTTTCTTCCACGGAACCGCCCAGCGACACCTGCGCGGGCAGGGTGGCATTGTGCTCTTCCAGCAGCGCTTTGATATCGTCAGCGCTCAGCAGCGCGGGCAGGCTGGCGTTATGCTCGTCGATAAAGGCGCGGATAGTCGCCGCCGTAGTGAAGGCCCCTTCCGGGATCACCGGTTCAACGCTGAACTCTTCATCGAGGTTTTCAGGCTGCAGCGCAAGGCCGTGCACTAGGTTGCCCATATCCAGCACTTTCGAGCCTTCGCGCGGGATGGTTTTAGCAACGTGGCGGGCGTTGAAATACATCAGGCTCACGCGGGCATCTTTCACCTGGGTGCTGCTGATCCCGTTCGCTGCGTGATAAACGTTGTTCGGCAGACCCTCATAGCGGCCCGGTTCGAAGTAAGCCGGATATTCCGGGGCTGGTTCCGGCGGCATCAGCTCGCCTTCCAGCACAACTGGATCGGCTTCCTGTTGGGTGGCTTTAGCCAGTTCCGGCGCGGCAGCGGCCAGCACCTCAGCCGGGTTCAGGGTAACTGTTTGCGGATCAGCTGCATTAGCGCCTTCGCCCGGTAGAATCGCGTCAACAGTTTCTCCTTTCTGCGCGTTAGTCGTTTCCATCTGGACATCGCTGGTGGTCTCCTCATTAACCGATGAACGGTCATCTGTTTGTGGTTGTTTTTCATTCATCAGGCCTTCGATGGAGAACACGCCGCCGCCGAGGCTCGCGACCTGCGGCTGGCTGTCAGCAGTTCTCGCCCACTTCTGCAGGGTCTGCGTTTCGGCCCCATCCTCATCAGCGAGTTGTTGCTCGCCTGCTTCTACCCACTTCGGCAAAGCGTGTTGCTGTTCGGTGATCGGCTCTTCTTCTTTTTTTGATTCAACGGTTGGAAGAGGCATCAACTCAGTTGCAGCATTGAATTCAGCCGTCATGGTCCGGTTAACAAACTCAAGATGAGCAACAGGCGTCAGGTGGATCTTCTCCGGCGCAATGCGCACCAGGTTGAAGATGGCCGTGCGGTTTACCGCCAGAACGCCGGGCTGTTTGCGCAGGATGGCGCTCCATGATTTCCACGGCTCCTCTTTCTTCGTCACAACCTCTTTGGCGCGACGTTGGATGCTGCCCGGTATTTCCAGGTGGTTGAAGTCCATCGGCAGCAGGGCGCAGGCGATCTCCAGATCGAGGGTATCCAGAGTGTGATGCGCGCCTTCACCGCGGTCAGTGGAATAACCACCGTCGGCATTCGTGCCAGCGTCAGTGCGCTGAACCGCCTGGATGCGATTTCCCGCCGCCCATTCGCGCGCCAGGATCCCCCGGTCGATATATGGAGTCGCTGCCCACGTCTTGGTGAACTGCAGAACCAGGGAAAGCTCGTGGCGCTTTTCCATGTTGAAAACTTCGCGGATAGCCTTCGTATATCGCCATAGGTCTTTGGTATCAAAAGCCTTCAGCTCAGCGCAGTTTTCAGCAGCAAGCAGCAGGTTCTGGACGTAGCTGTTGTCGGTATCCATCTCCAGCGCTTGTAGCTCTGCATTCTCGTTGCGGGTGATGTGATGGCGCAGTTCGTCAGCAGTCAGCTGTGACAGCAACTGTTTGCGAAACGGCATTCTGCAAACGGGGTAGTGGGCACCGCCAGTATCGTGTTCGCTGATCTGCAGGCCATGCTCATAGAGGGGTTTTGGAGTTTCAGAGATACCTGCTTCGCTGGATACTGCTGGCAGAGTGTGGCGCGGGGTCACAAAATTGGCACGCAACTGGTCTAAGGCATCAGACCCGCGCTGTTCTTCGGTAGTAACTGTTTCAGAGGCATCGCTACCAGTAATCACATTCCAGGTGCGCTGGTCTTCGGCCAGGGCATAGCGCTCGCACCAGGTTAAATCGACGGTGCTTTCTTCCGGCAGGTCATCAACAACAGGCATGTCTGTGCGGACAGGTTTGGCGTAGTCCTTACCGCGACCTGTTTCGATGCCAGCTTCTTCCAGCTCAACATCGAGCGTCAGCGCGGCGCGGGATTCGGTTTTCGCAGTGAACCAAATCACTGCATCTTGCTTACCGGATTTCTGAGTGGCCTTGACCACATAAAAGAATTCCATGTTAGATCCTCATTTTTGGATGTAAGATCCCCGGGCCAAAGATAGCGCCCATTGGGTTTGTTTTTGGTTTAGGTATAAATTCCGGTGTAACTTTGGTCGGTGGCACCGGACGTACAGGCCGCCTTGCGCGGCTTTTACGTTAGCCTTCGTGCGCCATCTGATCGTGTGAAGCGCAACGCTTGGAGCAATACTCTTTTTCTTTGCGCGCCAGCTGCGAGCCGTTGCGATAGAGGAGGGTGCTTTTGACAACTTCCTCAGGTTTAACCGGTTTGCTGCAGTATCCGCATTTGGCTGAGTTACACATCTGGGTTCCCCTTCTGCGCCAGCAGATAACAGATACGGCGAACAATCACTCCCACCCAGTTCAGTTTTACGGCCTGCTGCCGGGTTGGTCTTCTGGCAAAATCAATCATATTGATCTCCTTGTTATGCCTGTCTTTTATCCACTTCAG